TCGCAGGTGGTGTCACCTTTAAGTATTATGGGGTCGCATGATTACCGTTCGTCCTTTCACAATGTCTGTCTTAGACAAAGCCAAGCAGTTCTTTGCGTTGCGAACCATCGCTTCAGACAGTTTGGAGATTGTTCGTCGTACCCCTGCAGGCGATGACCCATTCACCGACGCAGACGTTTGGCGTATGGACAATGGACAACTTGTGGTTTCTTTCAACCATCCCTTTTATTATGTGCGCAACCTTGTGCTCATAGCCAAGTCAGAGGGCGTTGAGGAAATCATCAACCTTGAGCATTTTGAACGCATCATTGAGTTTTACGACAGGTCGCCAGACGTCAACACATCTGAAGTTGGCGTGTTTGTGTTCTGCAAGTCCGAGCCAATTTACGACCCTGCTTTGGAATGGCGTTGTGACAACACGCTGTACGGTGCACGAACCTACGACACGCCTTCGGTCAAGAACCCTCAACTGGTCAGTTCCGTTGATGACATCATCATGTACGAACCTGTGCTGACAGTTCCTGCTCTGGGGCATTTGATTTACATTCATTTTCACAACGACGAGGTTTTGAGACGTGACTTCGTTGACAACGCCGAACTTCCGATGAGCGCGTACACCTTGAGCGAAATGTTCAAAGTGCTTCACGAATGGGCAACAGTTGCTGACGCCCCATTCAACAACACCGACCCAATCTCCAGCGATGCGCGTGGGTTTCTTAACGCCATCGGCTTTGACGAAAGCCTGATAGCAGGTCAAGTAGATATGCAAGTCGCCTCGTACTTAAGAGGCAAAACGAACGCACGCCTACGCCCGACAGGTATTTTGCCTGCTTCACCTGAGTTGCTTCACTTTGTGCGTCAACGTATGTCCTTTAGTTCGCTCAGTGCGTTGTCTTTGGTTCACCCCGGCTTGGTGGACACGGCTCAAGTGCTGAAAGAGGAACAGCGCCAGTTGTACATTGGTATTCATAAGTTTCGTGATTTCTACAAAGTTGGTCTGGAAATACCTATCAACGACGACGAACGCGTCATTGAGCAAGCCCTCAAAATCCCACTGACCCATCGCCCGTACATTTACAACCAACTAAGGATGTTCCGTAACAAACGCGAGGTTCTAGACAGGGTTGCTGATGCTCGTCTATAACGACCTTAATGTTGTTTATTCGTCGGCAACAACGACGTATAACCAGACGTTTATTGTTTTCTCTAAGACGGCGTCTGGGTCGGGTTCTGGTTCCTCTTCTAACGCTCAGTTGGTTACGGGGAAGCGCACAGCATCGGCTTCGGGCGCAGGAACACAAACCACGGTCTTTATTCACAAGGTTCTTAAGACGGCTTCAGGTTCAGGATTAGGTTCGTCAAGTAACGCAATAGTTCATTCCATCTACCGAAACGCGCAGGGTGCAGGACAGGCGTCAACTGAAGGTACAGCAGTCGGACTTCACACCAGCCCACGGTCGGCTTCGGGTTCTGGAGCAGGTGCATCTTTGGCAGTCGGACTTCACAAAAGCCCACGAACAGCAACAGGGTCGGGGTCAGGTTCTGGACAGGCGTCGTACCTTCGCAAAGTTCCACGCACTGCGACCTCATCAGGTAATGGCACGTCGTCGGCTTCTATCCTCATCGTGCGCGCGCGTAACGCTTCAGGTTCAGGCTCGGGAGTTGGGACAGCCAGTTACCGCATCTCGCCTTTAAGAAGCGCGTCAGGGCAGGGAGTGGGGGGCAGTTCAACTGCATCCCGTAAAGCAACCTTCAAAACGGCGTCGGCAACGGGGCTAGGGCAGTCCGAAGCAGACGTTTTGCATCACCACCATCGTCAGGCGACTGGCTCAGGGACTTCAACTTCCAACAACTCAATCGCCCACTTGGTTTACCGAACAGGGCAAGGCGCTGGACAAGGTTCAACTTCTGGTAACGCTGTCGGCAAACACATACCCATACGCATGGCATCAGGCGCAGGCAACAGTGCGTCCTCAACGGTCTACAAACATTCGGTGTTCAAAACTGCATCAGCGACTGGTGTGGGTGCGTCAGCAACGACGTTTATTCACATCAACATTCGTAACGCAACTGGCTCGGGTGTCGGTTCATCATCTGTAGTCAAAAAGCGCACCATCCCACGAACCGCGACAGGCGCCGGTGTTGGGACTTCAACAACAACGAAACTTCACACCAACAAGCGAACAGCGTCGGGTTCGGGTTCAAGTTCATCGGCGACTTCAATTGCCCACAAGGTCTACCGAAACGCACAAGGCGCAGGTCAAGCCGCAACTGAAGGTACAGCAGTCGGCAAAACCACTAGGTTCCGTACTGCAAGTGGGGTAGGCGTTGGTTCTGCAACTGCCGTTCGCCTTGTCAAATCAAAGCGTGGGAGCACAGGTGCAGGACTCGGAACTCAAATAATTGCCTTCAAGCGCAGGTTGCCTCGCTCATCTGTTTCGGCTGGCGCCGGCGCTGGCAACGGAGTTCGTATTGTTCGTAGCAAAAGAACAATGGTCGGTGCAGGAGTTGGCGCTTCAGCCAGCGAGGGTTTTCGGCGTCTAAATATATCCAGCAAGACAGCAACAACGTCATTATCTGGTGGCAACCGTTCTGTCAGCGTTAGTGGGGTTTCTACGGTGGTTTCAGCGTCGGGTTCTACACTCACAGTAGATGCTTCATAAGGTCGGAGAATAACATGGCAGGCGTAACAATCAAAAAGGGTGACAGACTTCCAGTTCTTGCACGCCAATTCACCCTTGACGGTGGGGCAATTGACCTGACTGGCTCCACCGTTATTTTTGATATGTGGAACGCCTCAACAGGCGCGCAAGTCATCACGGCAGGAGCCGCAACGATTACTGGTGCCGCAACGGGTGATGTTGAATACGCATGGACATCTGCCGATGCAACTTTGGTGGCTGGTCAATACCTCGGAGCGTTCACAGCGTCGTTCTCGGGTCGCACAATGACAGCGCCGAACAACGGCATGATTACCATAGAGATTTACGCTGATACAGCGTCCGACTGGTCGTACACAGGTAATCCAAGTGCGCGCCCTATTGACATGGTTCGTTTCTTAATTGGAGACACCGACTCCACAAATGCACAACTGAACGACCATGAAATCACTGCTTTGCTTTCGCAAGGGTCAAATGACGCAAACCGCGCCGCTGTTTATGCGTGTCGTTCGCTGGCAACTAAATACGCATCAAAAGCCGACTACTCGCGTTCCGTTGGTGGTCTTTCAATATCTACGCAATATGGCGCGACGGCTGACCGCTACCTCAAGTTGGCGGCAACTTTGTCTGCGCAAGGAGATGAACAAGACCCACCTATCCCGACAGTGTCTGCTGACGCTTTGGGTTCGTTTCACTTCTCAGTTGACATGGACAAGTTTCGGTGACGATTGAGTCCGTGTTTCTTGACCTGATGCCTTCAACGGTGACGTGGTACTCACAAACGACTCGTGACGCCTATGGTAAAGACACATGGTCTGGGACTGCCAATAAACAACGCTGTCGTATTGAAAAGAGCAAAGGGCTGACAAACACGGACGATGGGCAGTCTGTTGACGAAGATGGAACTGTTTATTTCTATGGCGTGAGCACTATCGGGATTAACGATAAACTGGTGTTGCCTGACGGGAGCACAAGAATTGTCCTGACCATAAACACCCACAATGACGGCGACGGTGCTTTTGTTACAGTGCTGACGTTCGGGAAGGCGTGACATGGCTACGATTAACGGAATTGAGAAGTTGCTCGGGGCTTTACGCAAAATGGAGCACGACACAGTCGGTGTTGTTGGGCGCGCCCTTTATGAAGAGGCGTTAGACGTTGCTCAAAAGGCTGACCTTCTTGTCCCTTACGACTCAGGTATGTTGGCGCGTTCGCAGGTTGTGCATCACCCAAATCAGGCAGGCAACAAAGTATTCGTGGACATTACCTACGGTGGAGTTGCGACTCCGTACGCACAAGTTCAACATGAAAATCTTGCCTTTTTCCACCCCTCTAAAGCATCAGGGCTTCCACCAAACGGACGTCAAGCGAAATACCTAGAACAGCCAGCGCGCGAAGCGTTGATTGGGTTGCAGTACCGACTCGGCATTCGCATTGAAGCAATCGCGAGAGGATTTATCTAATGCCTTTGTTAGACGCTCTTGGAGCAAAACTTGTCACCGACGGAGTTGGAACTTTGGCTACCGACATTTTCTTGTCGTACTTGCCTGACTCTCCCGATGTGGCAGTTGCTGTTTATGAGGACAGAGGAAATGGTGCTGACCAAGTGTTCGGAGCCAGCGTTGTTTCAATTGAGCGTCCGTCAATCCGTGTTGTTGCCCGAGCGTCCCGAGATGACTATCCAACTGCCCGAGCCAAGTTGCTGACCGTTCGCGCGAGCCTCGGGGCAATTCGTGATGTCACGATTTCAGGAGTCAATTTCATGTGTGTCATTGCCGACTCTGACCCATACCCAATGGGGCGCGAT